GAACTTGAGATATTTTACCAGGGTCCTTGTCTACTGCAAACACATTAAAATTATATGGTTGAGGAGGGTCTTCATAGTTCTCCAAAGTTGCCCACCAATGGGCATCTTCACCGGTGCCACAGCCCATGTCAGCGACTGTGCGTAGGCTCTCTAAGAATGTATCGTATTGACGAATTGTTTCTAGTATATGTGTTGCATGCCTATTAGCCAATTGATGCGTCCTCCATGCCTGCTGTTCTCAAGCGTGTCACATGCCCAAGCATGAAGTTCTTGCTTTCAAGTCCTTTCATGATGCCTAACCATTTATTACGTAATAAGGCTACTTCATTGATAATAGTTTCAAAGTCGATTACCTCGTCTTCGCCATCAACATATTTTTCTACATCACGGCTTGTTAGTGCTCGTTGGTAGTTTTCTAAATACTTTTGGAAATGTGTCCTACGTATCTTACGCAGTTTGATATTAAGGTAATTGAGCACCGCCTCAACCTCTTGTAGTTGATTAAAGCGACGCTCAGTTATACCGGGCAGGCCAGCGAGATTTTTCTCTATGTTACCATAGACAGCAACTTCTCGTCGTGCTTCTTCTAATTCCTGTTCATAGTGCTGTATGAAATCAGGTATTGAATTAAGACTAGCTACTACTTTTGAATACCACATAATGCCTCATATTTGATTAACCATGGAAAAAGTTCACGCCAATTGGTTTTGCGACGACGATCCATTTCATCTAAAAACGTCAATAATTTTATTGTTTCATCTTTATTATACACTGAATTTTGGATAGTTGCAATTATTCCCGTCATATACGTTTTTGCTTGGCTAGCTTGCCAAGACTCTGTTTCCATCAATTTTAAAATTTCTAAAAAATCTTCTCGGAACTCTTCAGGCCCAAATATCTCTAAAGCCATATAACTAGGGTCAACTAGTTGAGTAAAATGATGCCCAACTGACCTTTTTTTATTCCACTGTGACAAAAGAACCAACAATTCTGGTAATGTTTTTATTGTTAATACAGAAATAGTATTATTAATATTTAAGACTATCCAGGGTTGATCTAATAGATATTCAAAATTTTCTTGCCACTGTTCGATATCGATACCATATCGAACAAACTCCTGTTGTGGTCCCCAACAGTCAATGCTGGCAGTGATATCCAACCTTTTAATTTTTTTAGTTGCAATTAGTTTTTTAATCTGATCTATATATCCTTTTAACTTATCATTGGATATCATTAGATTAGTAACTATATTAAACTCTAAACCAGGACAGGGATTATTTTCAAAAAATTCTAAAAACATATCGAACTGCTTTTGATAAAAGGGTTCACCTCCTAATAATTGTAGCCTTTTTAGATTTGATCCATTGTTTTTTAACCATTGCCAAAATTTTTCTTGTATCTCATCGTAATTACTAATCTGATGATGATTAGTTTCTAATATTAACCCATTTTTACTAAAAGGTCCAAATTTTTTCAATTCATTATGTATACGAGAACTTAATTCTGGTATACAATATACACAACTTAAATTGCAGGTGTTGTCAACATAAACCTCTAAAGTTGTCGGGGTTATACTAGTAGCAAAGGGATTAGAATCTAACTCTACCGGTGTTACGTTAGGAACGTTTAAAGAAAATTGCCGATCACTTTGTCCTTGGCCTGTTCTTTCTATTTTACCGCAATATTGATCGCATCCATCTTGCGGCCAAAGACCAGCTAACATGGTCTTTCGTTGATCTATTTTCTCAGGAGTATTATGAAAATTAAATGTATCAATATCAAATTTATGATTTTTAACTCTATGACAGCTAGATGTCAACCCATGATTTAATAAGACTTTTGAAAATGCCCATTTTAATTGGCATGACGTATCAGTCCTAATAGGGAAATACTTATCAGACATTAATAATCATCACCGTCATCTTCTTCATCAGCGATCGCTTGATCTTCTTCATCACCAAGATATTCTTTAACAGCACGACCTAGATAAGCGTCGGTGCCACCAAAGGTTTTAAGCTCACTCTCAGTGATGTTGTGATCGGCCGCGACACTGATAACATGATCAGCTGCCGCTTGACGATCTTTGGGATTGATATACTCTTTACAAGTAAGCCAAACTTCACTAGCGATATCTAATTCAATGCTCATTCTGCTGTCTCCTCATCTGTTTCTTCAACTACTTTTGATTCAGTGCTTAGTAGAGTTACATTAGATGATAATTCTTTCATAACTTTATCTAAACAACCATCTTCGTTACGTTCCCAGGCTTTACGGAACTGTTTAATAGTTGTTTTATTAGCAAAGGTATAAACTAAACTGTTACCTTCTTTTGTCAACAAGCTCTTAGCTTCCAACATGTCTGTTAAGCCGCTATATGGACTCATACCAGTTTCATATGGAATCTCCACTTGCACTGACTCAAACGGTTTAGCATAACGAGTTTTCATGATCTTACAAGCAGCTCGGATACCGTTGACTGTTGTAGTTTTATTGCCATCAGCATCAGTTTTGAGTTTAAGTTTACGCATAGCTACTACGATCGAACTTGCATAGATAAAGCCTTGACCGCCTGATATCTTATCATCTGGATCAAACATATCTTGTGATGCATAAGTGTGGTTGGTACAAACTAATCCAAGATTCAATGTGCCAAACATATTTACACAGTTACGGACAAGTGCTGTAAGTGCTTTAGGTTTACGACCCATATCACCCTTCATTTCACCTGCTTCGAACTGGTTAACATCTGTTGGAGTTAACATCATACCTAAACTGTCCAATACAAATAATACTTTTGGACGTTCTTCTTCTGGAAGCGTGCGATACTCTTTAACAAAATCACTGATAACTTTGGCTACATCATCGATCATAGCCATATTAAGTTTTAGAAGTTTTTCTTCTGTAGTATCTACACCAAGTGCGTGTAACCATGCTTCATCAAGTGCGTTTTCTGTATCAATTAAGATAACATAGATGCCCTGTTCTTGTGCGTGTCTAACAATATTACCTGAACAGATAAATGATTTACCTGCGCCTGATTCACCAGCAAATACAGTGACCTTGCCCATTGGAATACCTCTTTCAAAGTTACCAGATAGTAAGTAGTTTAATGTGTAGTTGCCGGTGCTGATCCAATCTGTCGGATCGTTAAAGCCGATACCTAAGCCTTCAATGCTTTTAGTAATTGACTTTCTAAACTTCGATATATCAAATGGTTTTGCCATGTTTATTACCTCTTCAAATTAAAATAATTGATGCTCGATTATTATCTCGAGAATTTCTGTATAATATTTTTCGATACTCAAATAAATTTGTTGCCAAATCTGGTATATTACCAATTGGTATCTGACTAGTTATTAATTTTACACTCTGTTTATCTGACCAGTCAAGAAATTCTTTGCTATATGGTATAGTCTGTGGTTTTGACAGGCTCAAATGAAAACTAAATTCTAAATTTTCATAATTATAATGATCTTTATAAACTAAATCATCATCAAAATTAATAAATTTATCATAATACTGTCTGCCCACATACGTATACCCAAAAGAAAAATTAACTATATCATTATTTGAAACTAATGTATCAATGAATGTATTTGGAAATACTTCCCATTTCTTGTTGGCACTAAATTCTAAATTATCTTGTTCAAACGAACCTTCTAATCCATGCACACCGAGATTTACTTCTTCATACGGATATATGTAGCCCAACATCGTTAGTGCTTCGGCTAACTTTATTTCTCGAATTTCGTCAGGATATTTTTCATGTAGAATACTACCCAATCTTGCTTTATTGGGATCTGCACTGAATCTTAAATTATCTATATTTATAGTATGTTTTTGTGAAAAAACCCAATCGCAATGCGATTTATTTAGAAAATTTTGATCTAAATAATCATCAAGATTATTTTTTTGTTCAAATAGAGTATTAATTAGAGAATACATTACTTCATTGGATTTACTAATGGCCCAATGTAAGTGTGTAATTTTTGGATCGATCGCAGAAGCAAGTTTTCTATCATTTGAAAAAGAATTTTGTGAATCGGTATTAACTTTTTCAACAAAATATTGCATTAACTGTTCGTTATGCACAACTTCAAATGGTATAAAATCGCCAGTGTTTTCAAAAACTAATTGAAATCTCATATTATTCCTAATTAAGAAAGGCAGCGAAATCGCTGCCTTACCATTCAACTAAGATGTCTTTTGACGATTGCGAATCATCGCTAGGATGTCTTCAGCTCTGGCTGTTCCACCTGCTGGAGGTGTTGCAACTGGTGCTGTAGGAGCCGCTGGTGCAGCCTCTGTGACAACTGGAGCAACTACAGCCGGAGCAGTTTCAAATTCTTCATCTGCCACTGCTGGTGATGCTGTTTGTGCTACAGGTGTAGCTGATTCAGCTGAGACGATTGTTACGCCTCTTGGTTTGTAATAGTTACCCCAACGTTCTGCGTCATATGCTTGACCATCTACACTTGCTTCAAACATTTCTTTCATGACCTTAAGTTCAACTTCGCTTGGTTTCTTAGGTAAGAAATCTTTCAAGTTGTATAAGCCATGAGTTTCAATAGCCGCTGCTTCTTCTGCTGTTAGTGCAGATTCTTTGCGTGACCATTTTGACGTGCTGTAGTCAGCATAACCACCTTTTGATGTTTTAGTAACAGTAAAGTCTAAACCACCTTGGTAGTCTGTTGGTAAGTTTTCTAACTCTGGATCAAGTAATGCTGATTTGATCAAGTTAAAAATCTG